ATTGGTTTGATGAACAGGATTTGAAAGCGTGGGCGGAGGTGGCAAAATGCAAGAACTAAAACCCTGCCCGTTCTGCGGCTGCACACCGTACCGATATATTAGTCACGACGTGTTACAGGTCGGCTGTATCAGTTGTGGTATTAAGTTCTCGAACCATGTCAGTCGTGGGTGTGAGGCTGACGAACAGTGGAATAGAAGAGTTGAGACAGAAAAAGGAGAATGAAATGGGAAGCGGAGACGATAACAGTAGAGCAAGGATGTTTCATGATGAGCGAAGAGCGGATTACGGTGATGTTCAGGTAGTATGGACTGGGGACTCTGAAAAAGCCAACATGCGCCAGATCGGCGGTGAGCACTACAAGACTGGGAAGTCAGAGTGCTGGGACATTGTGGCTGACCACAAGTTAGATTATTTCCAGGGACAGATTCTTCGCTATGTAATGCGCTGGAATAAGAAAAATGGCGTTGAAGACTTGAAGAAAGCCGAGCATTTCTTGCAGAAATACATAGAGTTAATCGCCGAAGGACGAGTTGAAGATCCTGTCAGCCATGGGGTTATTTGCCCGAAAACACTAGGCACCGTAATATGAGCCGACCTCAAGTCATAATGGATATCGAGTGTTTCTCAAATTATTTCTTGGTGGCATTCCTTCGCATGAGTGACGACGCTATCGTGACATTTGACTTCAGCGGGGATAATACATTTGACAAGGATGCTATTCGAGCGATTATTGATAAGTATGAACTGATAACTTTCAACGGTATTTCTTATGACATACCGATGCTGAGATTAGCACTACAGGGAGCGAACACCGCTCAGCTTAAATTTGCCAACGATGATATTATCATCGGCGAGATAAAACCGTATCAGTTTGAAAAGAAGCACTCGTTGGAAGAGATGGAGTTCAATCACATTGACCTGATTGAGGTAGCTCCTGGAAAGGCTTCGCTGAAGATTTACGCAGGCCGGATGCATTGTAAGAAGATGCAAGATTTGCCGTATGAACCTAATAAGGTTCTCACGGTAGACGAAATGTTGCTGGTGAAGACGTATTGTGGTAACGACCTTCTCAATACGAAGCAACTTCTAATCAATCTAACACCTCAGATTGAACTTCGTCGCAAGATGAGTAACCAGTACAAATGTGATCTGCGCTCAAAGTCAGATGCCCAGATAGCCGAAACAGTTATCAAAGCTGAGATACAGCGTAAAACTAAAGGTAATCTCGGTAGATCGCAACATGTCTCGCGGTTCGTGTACGAAGCTCCAGCCTTCATTAAATTTAGCTCGGAGCAACTGTGCAAAGCTCTGGAGATAGTCACAACTCGTCCGTTTGAAGTAAGTTCATCAGGACGTATTGAAATGCCGAGGGAACTCGCCACATTACAGATTAAGATAGGCCATAGCCTGTACAACATGGGGATGGGTGGTTTGCACAGTACGGAGAAGATGCAACATCACATAGCTGATAACAAAACTCTATTGTGTGACTGGGACTATGACAGCTTTTATCCGAATATAATACTAGATAGTGGGTTGTTTCCACAGCAGTTGGGCGAAGCGTTCCTCAGTGTTTATAGGGAAATCGTGGAGGAAAGACTTGAAGAGAAATCGAAATCTGCTGAGCTGAGAAAACGTATAACACTTTTGGAAGAGGAGGCCATTCATGCAAAGTCGCTCTCTGAAATAAGAGAAGAAATCAGAGCATGTAAAGAACAACTGAAACTTTCCGAAACAGCATGTGACGCTTTAAAGCTCACGATCAATTCTAGCTTCGGTAAGTTCGGATCGCCTTACTCGGCGTTATACGCTCCTGAGTTAATGATTCAGGTTACTATCACCGGCCAGTTGATGCTTCTCATGCTCATAGAGGAACTTGAGAATAACGGAATACCTGTTGTTTCTGCAAATACCGATGGTATCGTCATCAGATGTCCCGTGGCTAAAGAGCAAACCATGATTGATATTATCGCTCGTCGCCACAAGCTAACCCGGTTCAACATGGCACGTACCGACTACAGCGGTATCTACAGCCGAGACGTGAATAACTACATTGCAGTGAAGTTGGACGGTAAAGTTAAAACCAAAGGTTGTTTCAAGTCTGGGGGGTTACAGAAGAACCCACAGAATGAGATTTGCAACATGGCAGTGATAAAGCATTTAACTGAAGGGGCTGAACTTGAGGACACAATACGAGCCTGTGAGGACGTAACCAAGTTCCTGACCGTGAGAACGGTAAAAGGGGGAGCGGTAAAGGGTGGCGTGTACCTAGGCAAGGCTATCAGGTGGCTCTACAGGAAGGGTGAAAGGGGTACGATTAACTACAAAAGCAACAATAACACCGTGCCTCGTACTTTCGGTGCGTACCCTGTAATGGATATCCTTGAAGTGTTCCCAACGGATATCGATTATGACTGGTATCTGAAAGAAGCATACGAACTGCTCGCCGATGTGGGTATCGGAGGTAAGAATGGTATGATGAGTCTATTTTAGTGGGAACTCTCGAACAGCATTTGTTGTTGTGCAAATTGTCATCTCGCGTTATAAAAAATCGTGACGAGATAATGCGTACCAAAGAAGCGATGAGCTTGTCTGAAGAAGGTTTCATCGTCACCGGTAAATGGGTCGGGCGAGAGTTTCAAATAAACATCACCAGAGACCAAAAATGCAATGCTTAGGACATTGTAAAAGGAGCTAGTATGGAAAGAACAATGAATAATCTAGTCATTAAGCTGAAGAACTCTTGCACGAAACATGGTGAGTGGCCCCATTATTCGATAGAAGATATGGAGTCTAAAATCGAAGATGAATTTACCGAATACTGTGAGGCACTTGAGAAAGGCGACTTGTATGGACCTCACGGAGTAGCTTCAGAGCTACTTGACGTGGCTGTTACGTGTGTTAAAATGGCACACCAAATAACTCTGCGAAAGCAACAGGCCGATTCGGAGGACGAAAAATGAAATATATGTATTCTAGACATAAGCGAACTGTTGCGTTGAATAATGTCCTGTTGCAAGAGCCTCTCAATACATGGCGAGAGCCTCGCCGAACAACAGTAATAGGATTGGTTGGGATATTCATATTCGGCGGTCTGGGGATAACTGGGACATTGCTGACGGCAGACTATATTGACAATTTGAAGGTTGCGTCGTTAATGAAGCATTGTGAGTCATGTGTCGTGTGTCACACAGCAAATCGCGGAGGTTCGCATGACTGAATCGGGAGTGTGGGCTTATCTTAAGAAGGGGATGATTGGTACTGGGTGGCATGCGACACGTATCGAATCGTCATCAGGGAACGGTGTTCCAGACGTGTCATTCGGTATTCCTGAGAAGAACGGCTGGATGGAACTCAAGTACATTCCAGAATGGCCGAAGCGCGAGGGTACGATTATCAAGTTACCCTTACGACCAGAGCAGAAGCACTGGATAAAAGCTAGAGGCTATTTGTCGGGTGACGTTTGGGTATTTGTCCGTATCAAAGATACCTTTTTCATATTGACTTGGGAGAAGGCAATGGAGGCTTACGAGGGATGGACGTGCCAGGACTGGTTGCGTAACGCCACGGCGTTCTGGGAAAAGCGCGTCGATTTCGGCGAACTGTGTCGATTGATAAAAGGGGGGTGCCCAGGTGAAGAAATACAGAATTGTCCAACCAGACGAACGTTTCATTGAAGGTACTGTGAAGGAAAGTAGGTGGATCAAATGACCGATTACTGTTACCTGACAAAACCGTTCAAACACCAGCATGATATTTTCATGGACGCTCGTGACAGAGATTACTATGCCCTATTGCTGGAACAGGGATGTGGTAAGACTAAGATAATCATAGATAACGCCGCTTATCTTTATGCAAACGGTAAGATAGATGCCTTGCTTGTGGTGGCGCCGAACGGAGTTACTCGGAACTGGGTTGTTAACGAGATACCTATTCATTGTCCAGAATATGTAAATGCGAAGTCCGCGTGGTACTCAAGCTCACCTAATAAAAAGGAAGAAGATTCTTTGCGTCAGGTGCTAGAGAACCAAGGATTGCGAATAATAACCATAAATATTGAAGCTCTTGCCACTGTGAACGGTGTTGCGTTTGTCAAGAAGTTCTTGCTATCATTCAGGACGATGTTTGTGATAGATGAAAGCACCACAATCAAGAACCCAAAAGCTATTCGAACTAAGAATCTCTTGAAGTTGAAACTGTTGGCGAAGTACCGCAGAATCATGACAGGAACCCCGATCACACAAGGACCCACAGACGCGTACACCCAGTTTGCCTTTTTGGACTCTACGATACTCAGATGCGAAAGCTATTTTGCCTTTCGCAACACGTACTGCGTAATGAAAGAAATGCGAACGGCGGGACGCAGCTTTCAGGTGATACAGGGATACCAGAATATGGATAAGTTGACTCAGCTCATAGCCCCCTACAGTTACCGAGTTACGAAACAAGATTGCCTGGACCTCCCACCCAAGCTATACGTCAAACGCTATGTGGAGCTGTCTAAGGTGCAGAGGTCGTTGTACAACTCGCTAAAAAAAGAGGTTCTTGTAGAATTTAATGGAAAGGAGATGTCTGCTCCTCTAGCCCTAACGAAGTTGATGAGGCTTCAGCAGATTGTCGGGGGATTCTTTTCTCCTGACATTGAGTTCGACTTTGATGCCGAAGGAAACCTGCTACCGACAACCATGGCGCGAATATCTGAGCCTATCGATGAGAAGAATTTACGTGTCGAATCTCTGATTGAATTATTGGAGGAGACGGATGGAAAAGTCATCATCTGGGCACGTTTTCGTGCTGAGATAGAAGCTATTGTTTGTGCAATCAAGAAGATTTGGGAAGACAAGAACAACGTGGTTGAGTATCACGGGGGAATCGATAATCAAGTTCGTTCAGAAGCAGTTCGTCTGTTTCAGGAGAACCCAGAAACCAGATTTTTCGTTGGTCATGTCCAGGCCGGTGGCAAAGGACTCACGCTAACCGCCGCGTCTACGACTGTGTACTACAGTAACAACTTTAGTCTGGAAGACAGGCTCCAATCCGAAGACAGAAACCACAGAATTGGTACTCGGAATTCAGTAACTTACGTAGATATGGTCGCGCCAAACACCCTTGATGAAAAGGTCGTCGCTACTCTGCGGGACAAGAAATCGGTTGCAGATTTAATAACAGGAGACACCCCTGTGGAGGAATGGATATAACAGGAGATACCACAAAAATAAATATTGAGTGATGCATTTATTTTTGTGGTATTATTTTATAAAAGAGTGTACGGTACAAATCGTAAGCAAGAACTTTAGTGTCAACAGGAGAGTAACTAATGAACAAAAGATCCACTGTGTATGTAATCCAGGAACCTTTAAAGAAAGATCCTACCACAGGCCAGATGATTCCTGTTATGGATTTCAGGAAGGTACTGGAGTATGGAGACCCGATAGTGCTGTTGCCCCCGGGCCGAGTGTCACTCAGCCCCGGACCCACAATAGACGCCCTGAAGCAATCGTTGAAGGATTTCACTGACGATGACTACATTGTATCTGTTGGTGACCCGTCAGCAATGTTTATAGCGGCGATGGTCGTTGGTCAGTTGAACCGTAACAGGTGCAAGCTGTTAAAGTGGGACAGGGAATCGCGACAGTACATCAAAGTAGAAGTTGACCTCAATTACAGAATTCGGCAAAACGCCGAATAATCCCAAGGAGAGAAAGGACTGAAGAAATGAAACTGTTTAACGATTCGGAGGAGGTTTCAAATGTCTAACTTGATACAAGAATTCATCAAAGACGGTTCGGTGACCGAGGTTAACTCGGAAGAGCTGCTGGATATCAGCACTCTGGCACAGAACCAGTTGGACTGGGAGGGAACCATCGCCCAGTTGGAAACCGACTTAGTACACGCCAAGGAGTCCCTTCGCCAGATACAGGAATTCCTTCTGCCAGAGGCAATGGCCGCAATAGGTATGAAAGAATTCAAGTTGGCAAACGGTGCGAAGATTACTGTGAAGGACGACGTGTTCGCTAGCATCCGCAAAGACTTTATCAATCAAGCTGTTGAGTGGCTCGCCGCCCAGGGTTTGGGCGGTATAGTGAAAGACCAAGTGGCTGTTGACTTTGGGCGCGGGGAATTCAACAACGTATCAGAATTGATGGTGTTTTGCAAGGCAAACGGCTTCAATGCCAGCGAGAAGCTATCGGTGCATCCCCAGACACTCAAGGCCACCGTCCGCGAACAGTTGGCAAAAGGCGTTGAATTCCCTGAAGAGTTCTTTAGCGTCGGGCCGTTGAAGAAATCAATTATCAAACTCAAGTAGCCGCTCGGCGGCATATTCAGCGGACGATACCGCTTAACAAACAAAGGAGAATACAGCAATGACAAAACCAGAGACAACGACAGCGGTTGCAGTTAAAGAGACAGCAGGAGCATTGGCAATTATTGATTTTCAGGAAGATGTTGGAGCAGGGTTCGAAGAAACCGATGCATCTAGCTATGCGATACCTTTCCTACGTATGCTTCAATCGATCAGTCCAGCGGCAAAGAAGAAAGATCCTGCTTACATCGAAGGTGCTGAAGAAGGTGACTTCATCAACACTGTGACTGAGAAGCTCTACAAGGGCGATAACGGAGTAACTGTAATACCTTGCCACTATATCCACAAATATACTCTGTGGGCGCAGAACAGAGGCGGTTTCAGGGGTTCCTGGACAGCCGGTGAGTATGCTACTAACCCGAAACAGCGAATAATGATCAGTTCTCCTAACGGCCCCATCGAAGTTGAAGCTGATATGGACGGTAACGTAATCACCGATAGCCGCGAGCACTATGTCATTATCGTCGAACCTGACGGCTCGTATACACCAGCACTTCTGGCACTCGGGGGCACTCAGCTTAAGAAGAGCAAGAAGTGGATGACCTTGATGCAAGGTATCCGTATCGGTGGTAACATCGCGCCGATGTTCAGCCAAATGTACAAAGTCTCTCCTATGGCTGAGTCCAATGACAAAGGCTCCTGGTCGGGCTACAAGATTGATCACATCGGTCAAGTAACATCCATAGACCTTTACAACGGTGCTAAGAACTTCCGCGACATGGTACGTTCTGGAACAGCCAAAGTCGCCGAAGCCAGTGACGATCTCCCTTACTGATTTGACACGTTGAAGTGAATATAGTGCGATGATTAGGTGTCGCACTATATTTTTTGCTTATTTTCTGAAGGGGGTATGACGTGGATTTATCATCGGAGTTTTTACGAATATTTACTGGGAATAACCGCGCCCATGGACAATATATAATCAAAAGCCAAAAAGGTGCGAAGGCCACAGGCCAAGCAAAGACTATCGCTACACCTCCGTCACAGGAATTGTGGCAAGATCATCTAGACGGTAAGATGGGTTTGGGTGTTGTTCCGATATGTGAAGATAGCACTTGCAGGTGGGGAGCGGTGGATGTTGATGATTACGAAGGTTTAGATTTAGAAGACCTGAGCTTTAAAATACCTACACCCTTGGTGATGTGCCGCAGTAAAAGCGGCGGTATGCACGTCTTTTTATTCACCAGTATACCGGTACCCGCCAAGCTGATGCGTAAAAAACTAGCACTTGTGGCGAGAGCATTAGGCCAACCGAATGCAGAGATATTCCCCAAGCAAGATGAGTTGAAGCCTGAAGACATTGGAAATTGGATAAATGTTCCTTATTTCAACGAGCCTTCCACCACAAGGTATTGTTTGAAAGGCGGAGTAGCTTTATCAGGCGAAGAATTCGTGGGGCTGGTCGCTGAGAACGCGCTGAATATCCAGCAACTTGTAGCATATAACCCTGAACCGATATGTGAAGGTAGCGGTGACCCTGAATTTGAAGATGCCCCACCTTGTCTCAAGATACTCACTGGGAGAGGGTTTCCTCCAGGAAGCCGAAACGCAGCACTGTTTAGTCTGGGGGTTTTTGCCCGAATGAAATTCGGCGAGAACTACTCAGATAAGGTTTTTGAATACAACACCCGATTCATGGGTCCTGGGACATATAGCGAAGTCGCCGGTGTAATAAGATCGTTGAACAAGAAGTCGTATACTTACAAATGTAAAGATCAACCGTTATTAAGCGTCTGTGATAAAGAAGCCTGTGCTCTGTGTAAATATGGGGTACAACCAGGAAAAGACGAAGAGAAATCAAACCGGCCTTGTGTGCTCGATAACGTAGATAGTGTCCAGTTGTACGAAGTTGATGATAACAGTAAAGATGACCCTTACTGGGTGTTTGGTTTTGGCAATCGCTCGATGGATGTAACCATTGACATGATACGATCTCAGACTTTGTTTTGTCGTGAATATGCTCGGCAATTCTACTCGGTGGTTTTGCCTATAAAGGACAGCAAGTGGCGCGATGCAATAAACAATTTAATAAGTCCTGAGTTTAACCCAAATATGGAGATTCTCAAACTGGCTCCTGATGCTGGACCTGAAGGTCAGATGCTTATTCACTTGGAGGAGTTCTGTAGTTCCAGATCACCGGCTAAAGTTCGAGATGAGTTGATACTAGGTAAGCCGTGGCACGATGGCGGTCGCACTCATTTCAGGTCAAGTGATTTTCTTAAGTATCTTGACCAGCAAAGGTTTAGAGCTTTAAAACCTGAAGACATAATCAAAACCATGAAGCGACATGATTCAAAGCATCACGACTTCCAGATAAAAGGAAAGCATGTCGCTTGCTGGAGCATACCTTCATTCAAAGTCCAAACCGAAGGTTTCGATAAGGAGAAAATGGAAGATGACTCAGCGTACTAAAATCATACTAGGGCCTCCAGGTACAGGCAAAACTTCATATCTCTTGGATGTCATGGACAAGGAATTGGCCGCAGGAGTCAGTCCTCACAAGATAGCTTTCTGTAGCTTCACAAAGAAATCATTAGAAGAGGCTGTGACAAGGGCTTGCGAGCGATTCAACTTTGACAGACCTGACTTACCTTACTTTAGAACAATTCACAGTATGGCGTTCATGTCGCTAGGGCTGACTAAGGACCAAGTGTTATCCGGTCTAGACTATAAGAAAATAGGAGACCACTTAGGAATAGCATTTACCGGAAAGTATGACCCTGAGCTGGATGCTTTTGGGTATAACTCCAAGAACAATGGCGATCGATACATGTTCATTGACGGTTTTAGTAGAGCAAGAAGATGCTCTCCGAAAGTGGTATGGGACATGATTACTCACGACGGTTTAAACTGGTTTGAATTTGAACGATATGCTTCGACCGTAGTTGATTACAAACGAGATCACAACAAGTATGACTTTGCTGACATGCTTGAAAAAGGAGCCAGACCGATAAATGTAGATGTTCTTATCATAGATGAAGCTCAGGACTTGTCGACGGCTCAGTGGAAATTTATAAATGAATCATTCAAAAAAGCCAAACGAGTGTATATTGGCGGTGATGATGATCAAGCTATCTTTGAATGGTCTGGGGCGGATGTGAACATGTTCATCAATCTAAAAGGTGAACGAACGGTACTCACCGAGTCGTATCGAATTCCTAAGAAAGTTCACAGTTTAGCTGAGGGTATTTCTGGGAGGATTACCAACCGATCCGTCAAGAGCTACCAACCTAGATCTAAAGATGGAGAAGTGGAATATTGGGCTGACTTGCAACACATCGATTTTTCCAGCGGTACGTGGCTATTATTAGCACGTAATACGTACATGCTAGGGGAAATGGCGGCTACAATAAGAAACTGCGGGTATTGCTATACCCTAAAAGGCACTAGCTCAGTATCGAAGACCTGTGTAGAGGCTATAGAACTCTGGGGAAAGCATGTCGAAGGTCTCGCCCTCAGTAAAAAAGAGCAAGACAAGCTGATGACATATACCAGTTCGCTGGATAAGAAGACCATTTGGCACGAGGCCTTCGACAAGATGCAAGTTGAATCAAAGGAATATTACATATCTCTTCTCAGGCGCGGGGAATCACTTAAAAAAGAACCACGAATAGCCGTAAGCACTATTCACGGGAGTAAGGGTGGAGAGGCTGATAACGTGGTGCTATTGACCGATATGGTAGGTTCAACGTGGGAAGGTATGCCAATGAACCCAAACGCCGAGCATCGTGTGTGGTACGTAGGTGTGACCAGATGCAGGAATAGTCTGCATATCGTATCCCCCAGAAGCAGATACTTTTATGACCTATAAGGGCGACTTTACAAGGATGTGTATATGAGAAAAATATCAGTGAATTTAGATGACATTTCAGAGAAAGCTCTTGAAGAAATAGTATTTAAAAATAACTGCTCTACCAGTGACGCGGTAAATGCTGCACTGTTGGCTTATTCTATGGATACTCAACCTAGCATGTTTCTAAGTGCAGGAGTTCTCGAGCCTCTTGAAATCGCCATTAAGACTTCCAGTTACAATACCGTAGACGAATGGTGTAAAGGCAGGGCTATAGATAAAGTCAGACTTAAATATTTAATGAAGAGATGCGCCGAAGGCGGAACGGTCTGGGGCATGGGTAATACGAAAAATAAGTGGCGCGATAAGCAAGACAGTCGGGAATTCAAGACCCATACTGCATGGATAGCTCATTGCTTAAAAGAAGATTTCGGTATTGATATCACTTGATTTTTCTTTAATGTCGCTGAACTTATCACGTGCCGGATAGTCTTGTGCTTGTGAAACCCCTGTTTATGCGGCTTTACGGGTGCGACCTCCAAATTTGCCCTGTACGTGGCGAACGGGTAAGGGCGAAGGGTCTAGTGAGGGTATATTACGCGTCCTTTCTACCATAATCGGGCTAAATGTACTTTGACAGGAACTATGGTTGATGATACTACTGTGATAGAAGATTTACACCGTGAAAAGGAGAACGAAATGAAACTTGATGATTCTGAACGCCAGCCGTGTGAAGTGTGGACAAGAGTAATGGGCTACTTTCGCCCCGTATCATCATTCAACATCGGGAAAAAAGCCGAGCACAGAGCGCGGGTCTGTTTTGTGGATCCGGAAGAAGGGAAAAACAATGACATTTGACGAAATGAAGTTAAAAGCCGACGCGTTTTTTGAATGGCCGAGCGACAAGCGGGACTACGTGACGACAACAAGCGCGGTGCTGTTCGCCTTAGCTATGTATCAAGCTGGCATTGATGCTGCAAATACATTACCGCACCGGATCATGTTTGATGCAGGCGTGGAAGAGGGATTGAAGATGCAGCGCGATATAACGCAGAAATCAGCCGCTTGTCGGCTGGATGATTTGTTAGGAGGGTTTTAAAATTATGATTATACATGGTGACTACTTAGATGTAATGCGTAATATGGAAGAGAACTCCATTGATTTGACCGTTACCTCCCCGCCATACGACAATTTGAGGACATACAACGGCTATACCTTTGACTTTGAAGGCGTCGCAAAAGAGCTTTACCGGATAACAAAGCAAGGCGGTGTAGTGGTGTGGGTAGTAGGCGATGCCACGGTTAAAGGAAGTGAAACAGGAACATCATTTAAGCAAGCACTTTACTTCAAGGAGATTGGATTTAATCTGCACGATACGATGATTTATGCCAAAAATAGTTATATGCCGCTAACACACCGTAGGTATGAACAAGCGTTTGAGTTTATGTTTGTTTTTTCAAAAGGAAATCCCAAAACCTTCAATCCAATAAAAATACCGTCGATTACTGGTGGAACGATTAGAAATCGTGGCACAAGCAAAGCAAATGAATCGTCTTATGCAGCAAGAAAGAGAGAAGAAAAAACATTAGTCAAGAATACAAAACAAGCACCAAACATTTTTTATTACGCTGTTGGTAATAACGATAAGACACCTCACAACGCACCATTCCCCGAAAAACTTGCCGAGGATCACATCCTATCATGGAGCAACGAAGGCGATACCGTCTTAGATTGCTTCGCCGGTTCAGGCACTACGCTCAAGATGACGATGAAGAATAAGCGCAAGGCTATCGGCATCGAAATATCGGGCGAGTATGTTGAGATAATCAAAAAGCGAATTGAGGCTTGCTAACGCCCGTTTCACCGGCTTGATCGGTTTAACAAGATCTAAACCGGCACCCCCGCCGCAGTCATGCGAGATTCCGCAGTCTCAATAGTCTCACCCTCTTGCGGCACGGGGTCTCTGCCTGTGCCGCACACGGCCTGAGCAATCCACATCGGAAACACTAGGCCATGGATGCCAGTTGCATCGCCTGTAGCCGAATCTGTGCCGGTGTGATGTTCTTGGCATAGGCACATCATGTTGCGGATATCATCTACATTGGTCAAGGGCTGTTTTTCCAACAATTTTGAATACCCATAGATGTCGAACGTCAACAACATGGTCTTGAGCTTGTCATAATCCACGCATGACTGTAGCGACCATTCGCACCCGAAATGGTGCACCTGTATCCCATCAGTGGATCCGCACACCCAGCAGGAATAGTGCCCGTCTGCTCGTAAGCGTTTCACCGACCGCTCGAACTCTGCACTTGCTTTTCTGTCTGCATGTCCGGGAGTGATAACCAGGTCATGCAGGGCAACTTTTTCGACGTGCTCATTTACCACTGCATTTCTCCGCCTTCTCCAGCAATCCAGCTAGCGCGCCACCGGTTAATAGAAACCCATCAAAGTTGGCTGAGTCGCCTTTCGACATCTTCTGCACTTTGGATTCCGGCAATACTATTGGGTGTACCGGCCAGCACCCCGTCAATACGGATAGATATAGCATCAGCGTTGCCGCTAGCAATATCCGCCCTACCCTGCTGTTTTTTTGCATCTGCGGCCTCTTTCTCTCTCGCTGGCTGGTTGCTCGCCCACCGTTCACCTACGAACAGCAGGAAAGCGAACACAGCCGTTATAGCGGATTGCCAGCCCATTACGCAGCGGGAGGAGTCTGTTTTTTCGTAACAACCGCATCAATGATGTTGCATACGATCTGGAACGTACTGTTTGATTTTAGCGCGGTTGCTGCAAGAATCTGCTCTATGACAAGCCATAATGCGGCTACCAGCCCCCAGTTGGCGGTGAACCAACTGAAATAAGACGAGACAGTAACAGGGGCTGCATCAGCTCCGAAACATACCGCCGGTACGAACATACACAATGCCAGAAAAACGCTCTTTTTCATTTTCATTTCTCCCTTTTAATTTAAATTCTCTTACATCTGCTACAAATATCACTCATTCCGCATTGCCCGTATTTG